AGAACTAACAGATTACATTAACGATGCCAGAGGACACACGGTACAAGATTCCGGGTGTCGTAGGGTTTTGCAAACGTATACCTTGACTGTAGGCGATGAAACCATCGACTACTCAGACCTTACGCAAGGCAACAATACAATTGATATTCTCAATATCAACCTATATTGGGGAGATAGCCGTTGGCCTATGTATTACATGGCTTGGACGGATTTCAATGCCCAGTTACGTTTCTGGCAAAACTATAACGGAAGGCCAATTGGTTTTTCCATATATGGCGCTAAAACTATTTACATAGGGCCAAAACCGGATCAAGCATATGAAATCGAACTGGATACAGTCGTTCTTCCAAGCCCTCTTGTCACTGGTGGGCAATCGGACACAGACATCCCAAGCCCGTACTACGAAGCGGTCGCGTACTACGCGGCAAGCAAAGCCAAGTACCAAGAGCAAAGTTACGGTGAATCGGAACTCTTCAAGCAAGAATACACGAAGCAAATCCTCGGTGCGCTAAACAGCACATTCACTCGCCGCCTACCGTCTGTTTATCAGTCGGGGTACTAAATGGCTGCGGTTGAACAAAAAAAATCATACTTTGTAAGTAAGGATTTCAAGGGCGTAAATATCAAAAACAACCGCACCGCTATTGGTGAGGGTGAGTTTACTAGGCTGGAAAACGCGCAGCCAATTGGCTACGGAAATATTAGGATTGTTAATGCGCCAGAAACACTGGCTAACGTGGCTTTTGCCAATACGGTTACGTATATGGCTTCCTCAAACATTAACAACACTGAATTTATGTTTGCCTTCCAAGAAGACGGAAGCGCCCAATACGTCAACATTGCTACTTCTACACAGGGAAATTTAGCGCCAGCAAACACGTTTTCCAATGCCGATGTTCAAGTCGTGCAATGGAAAAATGACCGAATCCTAATTATTGATCCCGCAAAAGGGTACAAAACTTGGGATGGCACTAATCTGGTTAGTATTGGCTCTATTGGCAGCGTCACTGTTAACAATGGTGGTAGCAATTATTCTGCTCCTACTGTAACTTTTGGAACGCCGGGAGAAACCGGAGGGGTAACCGCTACCGGAGAGGTGGTGTTAGTTGGAAATGCAGTTTCTCAAATCATCATTACAGAAGCGGGTACAGGGTACACATCTGCACCTACGGTCACGATCACTGATGGAACGGGTTCAGGTGCCAATGTTACTTGTAACCTTTTTAGTCAAAATGGCACTGGTATTGCTACTTTCAGTGGTCGTACTTGGATTGCTGATGGTCGCACGGTCTACTACTCTGCTGCTGACACCTACAATGACTTTGTATCGGTATCTAGCGGATTCATTACGCTTACCGACTCAACGCTAAGAACAGACATTGCGGCAATCATTGCCGCTAACAACTTTCTCTACATTTACGGCGAAGACTCGATCAACGTCTTTTCCGATGTGCGGGTTAACAGCACCACTGGAGAGACTGTTTTTACCAATACCAACGTATCGGCTTCAATAGGCTCTGGGTTCAAATACGCAATTTTTCCGTATTTTCGATCCATGCTGTTTATGAACCGCTACGGTATTTACGCCTTGGTAGGCGCTACAACGTCAAAGATCAGCGATGACATTGACGGGATATTTCCAGACATCGACTTTACTCAGCCTATAACAGGTGGTCAGGTTCTTCTTAACAATATCCTGTGCGCTTGCTGGACGTTTACATATAACGAATCAGTAAATAACGTAGTTACGCCGAGAAAAGTTCAGGCTATATTTTTTGACCGTAAGTGGTTTTTTACCAGCCAAGGCAGCACCATCACTAGGACTGCTTCAGCCGTTATTGCTGGCAACATCAATATGTATGGCACTACTGGTCAAAATTTGATCAGGTTTTATAACGATAGTCTTTCTGGAATTGATTGGGAAGTTATTACAGCGCTGTGGCCTATGGGTGATCCAATTAGGGACAAGCAGGCATTGAAGGTCGGTGTTGAGGCAACTCTTACGTCTGGCTACGCTGGATTTTCTTGTTTTATCGACTCAGAAAACCAGCAGTCTCCGGCAATTACGTTTACTAACTCTATTGCTTGGTTCAATAACGTAGGAACCAACATTCCGTGGATCAATAGCAGCGGATCATCGGTTCCTATTGGCTGGATTTCTAATACAGTTTTAGGGGCGGGTAACTATTATTTATACCGTTCTGATGCGAAAATGTACGGTAAATATCTTGGATTAACCCTTACAGGTACTAGTGCGCCATTCACTATGAACGGCTTCCAACTAGAGCATGAATTAAGAGCGAGGTTCTAAATGGCACTTCCGGTAACGATACCACACACGTTTGCCAACGCTACTACAGCGATTCCGTTGTCGTATTTGGACAGCGACTTTTCTACGCTTTCTAATGCAATCAACGGCATCAACAGTGGCTCAGAAATACTGGCAAACCTAAAGTCAAGCAATGTAACCATCACTGGCGGCACGATTAGTAACGTCACGTTAGATAACGTCACGGTTCAGACCGAGACTTTTGACAACGTAACCATTTCTAACGCAACGATTACTAGCGGAAACGCGACCTTAACCAACATAACCGCAACCCAAGCCAATGTCACAACGGCAAATGTTGCCAATATGCAAAGCGTTAACGTCACAATTACTGGTGGCTCGATCACTGGCATTACTGATTTAGCCATTGCAGATGGTGGTACGGGCGCGTCAACCGCTTCCGGCGCTAGAACAAACCTTGGACTTGGCACTATAGCCACTCAAGACGCTAACAACGTATCGATTTCTGGCGGCATCATTGCCAACGTTACCCTTGACAACGTGACGGTGGACGTAGAAACCCTTAGTAACGTAACTTTGGTCAATGTTTCCGTAACCAGCGGCACATTTACCGGGATTACTGCGGCAAATATTGCTGGCGCTAACATTTCTTCTGGCAATGCCACGCTGACCAATGTAACTGCTACACAAGCCAACCTTACTACGGCTAACGTAGGCAACTTACAGACCGCCAATGCCCAGATTACGGGCGGTACGATCCAGAATGTGACCTTAGATAACGTCACCGTTGACGTTGAGACACTAAGCAACATCACGCTTACCAACGTAACTGTCACAAGCGGTACTTTGACAGGCATTACAGCCGCTAATATAGCCGGAGCCAACATCAGTTCGGGTAACGCTACCCTCACTAACGTGACGGCAACGCAGGCCAATCTGACAACAGCCAACATTGGCACGGTGCAGACAGCCAGCCTACAGGCTACGGGCGGTACAGCCAACGGTATTAGCATGGCATCTGTCACCATTTCTAGTGGCAATGCAACATTTACCAATGTAACGGCTACTCAGGCTAATCTGACTACTGCCAATGTAGGAAACCTACAAACTGCTAACGCTCAGATCACTGGCGGAACCATTACGGTTTCAGACATCACGCTAAACGCTCAGGGTGATGTACGGTTTGCCGATGCAGACTCATCAAACTGGGTGGCCTTTCAAGGCCCATCCACGGTTGCAACCAACGTCACATGGACACTGCCATCCATAGATGGAACAAGCGGCCAAGTTTTGTCTACAAACGGCAGCGGCACACTGTCGTGGGCTAATGCAAGTAGTGGTACGGGTGACGTAGTAGGGCCAGCAAGTTCTACGGATAATGCGTTTGCTAGGTTTGATCTGACCACTGGTAAGTTGCTGCAAAACTCTAATGCGACCCTCAGTGACGCTGGCGCTCCGATATTTGTAGGTTCGGTAGACATTAGTGGTACGTCCGCTTCTGGCGCTGACATCAAACTCTACGAAGACACCGACAACGGTACTAACTACGTAGCGTTTAAGGCGGCAGCCTCGATCCCGTCAAACGTAACATGGACTTTGCCAGCCGCAGATGGAGCCAATGGAGAGGTATTGTCTACCGATGGTTCTGGAACGCTGTCTTGGTCTGCTGGCGGGGGTGGCTCGATCACGGTATCTAACGATACAGCGACAGCCGCCAACATCTACCCGCTGCTTGCCAACGTAGTATCAGGCACGGTTTCTAATGTATTTACTAGCAATGCAAGCATTGTCTACCAGCCAAGTACGGGACAACTTACATCTCAGGTCATTGCGGCAGATAACGGTCTGATCGTCAATAAGGCAAACGTGGCTACAAGTTATACGGTTGGGTCAGGATATAACGCAATGTCGGCAGGCCCGATCACTGTTAATAGTGGTGCAAACGTAACCGTTTCTAGCGGTAGCGTCTGGACTGTGGTTTAAGGAGATAACACATGGCAGTAACAATTAACGGTACGACAGGTATTACAGGAAACTCTGGAACCCTAATCTCCGCATCTACGATTGGTGTTGGCGGTGCTACCCCTGCTGCCTCTGGCGCTGGTATCACATTCCCTGCTACAGCGTCTGCATCGTCTGACGCAAACACGCTAGATGATTATGAGGAAGGGACTTGGACACCAACTATTTTTGGTACAACAACTGCTGGTACAGGTACTTACAATGCACAAGATGGAAAATACACAAAGGTTGGTCGTACAGTAACTATTGTTGGTTTTATTTGGGTATTAACGCATACTGGTACTGGCAATATGCGCATGTCTGGTTTGCCGTTTACTACTGGCGATAGTACACCACTTACTATGGGTGAAACAGGAAATTTATCACTTTCTGCAAATAATGTTCCACAAATGATTACATTAACTGCATCAACTAATATTGCGTTTTCGCAGACTCCAGTTGGTGGCGGTGGAGATGCATATATAAATATTGATACAGCATTTTACACACGATTTAGTGGCACATATTTTGTTTAATTAACTAGCGTGGATTCGCTAGTCAGAAAAGGAAATAAAAATGGCTTTAGAGAAAACAGTAGGCGTAGACCAGATTGAAGTAGTTGCTAACGGCATCGTACAGGTGCGTGAGGCTACGGTTATCACAGAAGATGGCAAGCAGATTAGCAAGA